AGAATATTTCTTGTCTAACATCAGTAGTTAAATCACTGTAAATTTCACCATTTATATTCATTTGTTAATTCTCCTATATAACTTAATACTAAAATGAAAGGATAAATTGATAATAATACAAATAGACTAATTCCTATTAAAATATTATTGGTTAATTTTTTCTTCATAACGTTTTATTTCCTCTTTAATTTTATTGTCTAAATACTTAGGTGTTTTTATACCCATTACTCCCAAATTTTCTAAAATACTTTGAGCGTAATTAAATGAAATATATAACATGAAAATATTTCCCATTGGGTTCATACCTACATATTCAAAAAGAACACTTACACTAAAGTAAAATACAAAAGTCAGTGTATGCTTAATATAACCTTTCCATCCTACCCAACTATCTGCAACTTTCCAATGAATAGCTTTTGCCACCCCTGTTATTAAGTCAAATCCTATAAGAATAAGTAGAAAGAAAGTCATATCATTTTTAGCTACTTCTTTTACTGAATTAAAAATATTAAAATACATGGTTTATTACCTCTCCAAAATGTTGTTTAACTTCCAAGTCACTGTAAACATACAAGTTATTTAAAAAGTTCTTTTTGATTTTTTTACCTGTGACGCTAGACCTTTCTAGGTAAACCTTACCTCCTTCTATGTCACTTTTTTCTATTGTGAAACTGACAATATTTTTATCATGTCCTTTAGTAACGTAAATTAAACCATTACTTAGGTAACAAGATATATACTCATTATTGATATAAAAGCTATACAAGAATAATTTCTCTCCACGAAGCTTACTAATATTATTATCTTCTTTAATTTGAAATTCATTCTCTAATACACTCTTTTCAATCTTACTACCAGAAATTAGCTTAAAGATAGGATTGTCTTCATCTTCTTTGTGCTTCATTGTATTAGGTGGAAATTCAAACAAAGTAGCTCTGTTTCTAAGATTATAGAATCTCTTATTTACAGTTTCATAAAACTTAAAATAAGCAAAATATGGGTTATTGAAGTTTCCAGCATTACTTAATAAATAAGCATGGCAACCTTTTCTTCTACGAAAGATTGAAATTAACATCTGCATTAAAGCTTCAACTTCATTATCAAGGTATCTTTTCTTACTTACAGGGTCAATAATTACTTCATCAAATAGAACGCTAAATACTTCATCATATTCAGAACCTTTTAAGTCTACCCATGTACTCAAGCTTTTCATGTAGCATACAATTTTACCATTTAATATAACTTTTGTACTTGTTATAGTTAAAATATTTTCTCTATCTTCAAACCCTTCATTACTACATGAAAACATTATTTTAGTATTCAATTTACTTGTTTCCATATTTTCAATTACAAAGTCTTTGAAAATTTGTTCTAACAATTCAGTTGTAAAAAATTTATCTTTATCAATTCTATCTAGCTCACTTTTATTTCTTCTTATGTAAATAAATTGTTCACCCTTTTCTATGAATCGTTTAAACAGATATTTTTTAATGCTGAAAGTCTTACCAATTCCACGCCCTCCTATGATGAAATTTAAGAACTGATTATAGCTTAACATCTTCATAGGATTATACCATCTTTCTTCTATTTTTATTCACCTCCTTATCATTATTATACTAAAAAATACCCTAATTGTCAATTAGGGTAATCTTTAATTATAACATATTTTTCAAAATTTGTCTACTTTTGTTCCTCCATGATATTGAAAATAGTTGTGATTTCATCACTACGCCAATTGGGGTTATTTTTACTTAAATCAAAGATATTATCTCCTCTATCCATATCTTCTTTTACTGCTCCAATATCCCAAACCCTGATTCCACTTTCAAAAATAGCGCTAAGACCTCTACTATGATTTTGGTTAATTTCAATTCCTTTTAGGTCAATATCTTTAACCTTAACATAACCAAACCTTTGACGTTGATTAAATAATTTAAACACTTCTCTAAATTCATTCAAAACAATACCATATTGTTTAATATAATCATTAGCACGTTTTAAAATCTCAATTTGAGCTGTATTTACTCTAACAAATACATCATACAAACTATTTCCAGTTTGCCAGCTAATATCATTACCAATTTGTTGAACACTATCAGGTTGGTTTTGAATATCAGCAAGAGAAGCATTATAAGCCCTTATAGCTTGGTCTTGTGCTAACTTAGCTTGTAAGTTTGCTAGCGTTGTGCTTTGTGTATTCAATTTATTATTTTGAGCTGTATAATCTCCTATCACTCTCTGATTAGTTAATTCTCTATCATCCATGTACCAAGATTTTCCAGTCTTGTACAATCCACCTAATAAACCAGCGCCAGCGCCAAGCAATCCACCACCAGCAAAACCATTCAATGTACTGCTTAAAGTACCAAAACCATTTTCAAGTAAACCTAGATTCCTATTATCTACAGCCTTTTGAATATTGAAATTACTTGAATAAGTAGCTTGCTCATTTGCCAGTTTAGTCTTGTTCATTGCCAATTCAGAACTTTTTTTCAACATTTCAGCATTTTCTTTAAAGCTTAATTGTGTAGCTTTATTTGCATTACTATTGGTCTGTAACCATGAAGCCATAGCGTCATTTATAATAGTGATATTTCTCCCAGTCATATCATTGAATCCATAATTATAATTATTAGGCATAGTGTACTGAATACCTACATTTTCTTCAATATTACCTTCATAACCTGTATAATTATATTTATCCCTATTATTATAGTTAGCAATAGTAAAATGAGTTTGTGGATGTTCACCTAAAGACCCTGTAGCTAATACATACCAACTCTTTTTATCTTGTGAAATTTCTCTATCAAATAGTAATGGATTGTAAGTATAACTATTACCGTAAAAATCATACAATACAATTTCAGTAAACTCTTGATTTAATAACTGTAATTCAAAATCTCCGCCAGTTATATTCTTCAATTGTCTACTTAATTCAATAACACTCATGTATAATAAATTCTTTATACTATACTTCTTAGTAGCGTATCTATCATTATCGTAAACTCTAAATAAACTAGAATGAGTTACAAACTTTGTAGTTACAAGATTCTGAACATTTCCACCGCCGTTTGTTCCAGTACTTCCACCGCTTCCACTACTACCGTTTTTATTAACTAATTCAGGAGGTAAAATAAGGTAGTTTACACTTGCCAAAACAGCGCTCCAACTGTAATTAACTTCATTTAGATATTGACCACCAGCGCCATTTTGTTCAAACTCGTGAATATTGTTATCATCATATCCGCTTACAACTGCAACGTGCCCATATTGTGTATACCCAATTGGAGTAAATCCAGCATAAGTAATCAGCGCACCAATATTATTCATAATATCTTCTTTAGTAGGATTAGCAATAATTCCCCAACCTACTTCATTCCATGCAAAGTCTGTAGCAATATCGCCAGCGTTTAAACCACCTTTAATATGATGAGAAAAACCTATATCATGACCAAGACCAACACCACCTAGCCAATGTGAATAGTGGGCGGCATAGCCAAAACATTGATAAGTTCCATAAATATTTCCGTAACCATGCCCTATTGTATCTCTTGATTTTTGTAATGCTTCTGCTATATTCATCTTCTACCTCCTTATAAATAACTCTGAATTGTTGGTAAGAATTGGTTTGCGTAGTCTTGCCGTTGACCCAATTTATTACCGGGAACACCTTCCCATCTAGCAAGAAAATCTGCTGTTAATGAATTAACATCTAATCCACTTGTTACAATTTCATTAAATACATCTGCTCTTGATTCAATTAACATAAACTTAATTTGTGCATTAAAACTAAAAGGGTCTAATCCATTATTACTAGCAAATTCCCATAGTGCTTTACACCTTGGACCTGTCCACTGTCCAAGACCAGCACCAATCCAGTGTTTTCCATCATCAGCTAAATAACCTTGTTCATACAATCCTGTATAATTATATAGCTTATAAAATTCTAACCAGCTCCCCATTAGATTTTCAGCCGTACATTCAGACCGCATTTTATTTAAGTCATATCCTGTTATATAATCAGTTTCATAAGTTCCAGCTACGATTGAACTTTCAACCATGAAACAGCCAGCCACGGCGGCGATACCTTGAGCAGTTGCATTAGGAACATTAGCTTTAATAGCTTGCGTTAAAGCTTTTAACCTTCCATCTACAGTAGATACATCCCCTTCATCAATAACAGCACCACCGTTTCCGCCTCCTGAGCTTTTAACTTGTTTAACGCTTTTAACTTTAACACCTAATTTAGCTTCTGTTCCTTGTAAATTATCGCCAATAATTTCAATTGTTTCACCATCTAATTTATAATTAACACCAATATTCTTGGTGTAATACATATTAACAATCTGATTAACAATTTCTTTATTATCTATTTTATCTCCATTTTCAGTTTCTAAATTTTCCATCTTCCCAGCTAACAATTTAAATAAATCATGAATATCCATAGCTGGTATGGTAATATCACCAACTTTTAATTCATAAGTTCGTTTTTTAGTTGGGTTAATAGGAGCTACATAATATTTCAAATTCTTTTGAACACCTGAGAAAGTCAAAGCTGGGGCATTGTCACCTAAATTTATACTAGGCTTACCAATAATCACTAACCATTCAACCGTTGCGCCTATTCCTCTCACATAAACAGGCTTCTTAGTTCCAATATCAAAACCTTGCAAACCAAGCTTACAATTATCTATTGAATTTTCTAATATAGCTCTTTCAACATATCCAGTAATTTTCTTTTGTCTTAAATCATTCTGATATGTATTCCATAAATCCAACTCATAAATTAACTCCGTAGTTCCCTCATTTACATAAGCACAATCTAACACAAAAGCATAGTGCCACCTATTCTCATTCCAGAACATCATATAAGTAGCTTTTTCAAATTCAGGCATACGACCACTAACATATACGCTTCCATCCCTATCTAAGAACTGAAAACTATCACTCTTATAAAAACATTTTAGATAATCGCTATCATGTGAGAAAAATTCTAATTGTGCTTCTTCTGTTTTAAAGTCTATAACATTATCAAAATTTATTTTGAAAGGTGTTATACTAAACACCCTAATTTTAGTGCTTTCTGCTACCATTATTTTACCTCTTTTTTATAAATTAAAAAAGGAGGTTTTACCCTCCTCATATTTCTACATAGGTGGAGCTTGTAACCAGTTACCATTTCTTCTAATTCTCGTGTGACCTTTATTCACGTGTAATTTATCTGGGAATTTTTCAACTGATTTATCTTGCCATCCACCTTGTCTAATTAGTAATTTTCGTTTGGTCTTATTTATACTAGCCCAACTACCACTTTTTCTTATACTAGCTGGGCGGTATGTTTCAATGGGATTTTTAATAAATCCACCAACATCCATATAAAATTCATCATCTGACCAACTTGCATCACCGTACCATCTGACTACTCGTCTTAATGGAATATTAACTTGTTCACCAGCGGGAATTTTTAAATGTTGGGGAGCACTACCATTTATGCCAATCCATCCAGTATCAAAAGAACCAGCTAAATCGATAGTACTTTCCCATAATTTTTGTAAATTACCATCGTTATTCTTATCACCGTATAACGTTGCTACCATTGTAGCGCCACTAGCTCCACTAGCGAAGGTAGTATAAGCTCTTACTGCTGTAATACCATAAAAATCTAATTCAACGCTAGAGTCATCGTTTATTCTAACATTTCTAATATCAGCTCTACAGTCAACATTATACCTTGCTGATACCACTCCAAGAGTAACTTCATTATGGAAGCTTGCACGGAAAATTTCATTTATTCTTTCCGTGCCATCCAAAGTAGCTCCCTGAGTAATAACAACATTACCATTTATTTCATAAGTTGCCATTAGCTTACTCCTACAGTAACATCATTTTCAGTTTGTCCGTTATTCGTTCTAATGAATGAGCCTCCATCTTGCGTACCACCAAACAAGTTAATATTACCTGTAGCAATATTTCTGTTAGGGTTAAAGTCACCTTCAAGACCGCCATTCCATGCACCAGAATTTCTAAGATTATTGATAATCTTTTCTAGCGCTCGTCTATTGGTGTTTACTTTATCTTCAAGTTCACCAATTCTATTTTCAACGTTAGCCAAACGATTTTCAAACTCATTTAGTTTAGCGTTTACTTTATCTTCTAGGTCTTTAAGTCTACGCTCTACTTCTGCTTTTAATTTTTCAATTTCACTTCTGACGAACTCACGCATTTTTTCAAGTTCACCGTTAATATAATCCTTCAACTCTTGAATTTTCTGGTCAATGTATGGTTTAATAACTCTATTAAAGTATTCATCCATTTTCTTGTTTAATAAATCGTCAAATTCTTTTGAATTGAAAAACCGTCTAATTAAAGCTGGTAGCAAGTCTTCAATCATATCAGCAAACGCCTCTTTAAAGTCTTGTACTTCTGCTTCAAGAGAAAGAAAATCATCCAATAGCGCTTTAAACGCTCTTTGCAACCAAGCTAACAACTCATAGATACTATTAGCATTATCAAAGCTCGTAGGTAATTCAGGAATTAAACCAAAACGTTCAACCCAATACCTACTATATTTCCCATGCCATCTTTTATAGAACTCCTCATGTTCATAAAAGTTACCATATTCAAGGGTTCTACCGTTTTCGGTAGCGCCCTTGATAATATTAGCCGTTTCAAAGATATTTCTTTCGTTGTCTTTTTCAGCCATTTTATACCTCTCTATTTTCTATTAAGAAAAATCAATTACTGACTGTCCTAAGTTACTAATTTTAATCAACAAAATACTTCCATTTTGTGTATCAAAATTATTCAACAAAGTACAATTTTCTAAGCGTGGTGTTTTATTATAATAAGAACCCTTAATATACAATCCAATAACAGTATTATCAATAGCTTTCTGAATACCAGTGTGACTTATATAATATTTATGTTCATCATAATCAGTAAACAGTTCAGATTTAACATACTGTCCATCTGTTCCATCTGTGTTATAATAACCAATTACTTTGCTACGTAGATTATTTTCAAAGGAAACTTCACCATTTGTTTCATTAGTAACAATATTCAAATTACTTAATTTAACAGGTGTAAATTCCTTACGTTCATTCTTACCAATTTTATGAACATAATAATTATCCACAACACCATAAGAATTAGAGAATAATGTTGTTAATTCATCAACAACTCTACTATCTTCACCTGAAATTTCCATATCTTGATACTTATTCAGTGTAATTTCACGAACTTTATATAAATCTAAAGTTTGAGTAATTTCATGATAGATTCTATTAACATTATCCATCAGGTCAGGGTTAGGACGATTATTTAAAACAAAGTCAATAGCTTCACCAACAGCCTTTTCATACTCTTTATTATCATATTCTTTCTTGTAATCGCTAGCATTTTCAAAAGCATTATAAGGATATTTTCTAAGGCTGTAAGCTTTAACAAAATTATTTAGGATTGCAACCACATCATTATAATCTTTATTACCATAAAATTCAGATTGGAATTTTTGAATATTATTTAAGTGATACAAACCACCATTATAATTTTCTTCAAATTTTGTAACATCATTGTGATTAACATTAAACACTTTCATAATATCGCTTATATTACGCTCAAGATATTGCAAGCGGTCATACAACATTATTTCATTATAATTGTATTTATGTTTTAACTTATCTACAATTTCCTGAATTTCTGAATCTGCGTATTTTTCACTAACAATTCTGCTATAGGCTGACCGCACTAAATAATCAAAAGCGTAACTTTCTCCATTATAAACTGCTCTCAATTCATTTAGATAATATTGTAAATCAGTTAATCCCTCTGTTCCTCCTGTGACTTTTTCAGTAATCTTAGCAATCATTGCTTCAACTTCTGCTTTATCTTCTTCACTAGGTTTATTAACTTTCAAAAGTGTGATAATTTCTCTCACTGAATTTTCAAGTTGTTCTTCTTTAGCCTTACGAGCATTATTATAATCTTCTACTCGTTCATCCTGAACCATCTGACTTTGGTTAAAATCAGTCTCAAGATTTTCAATCTTAGTAGAATTTTCACTTAACTTCTGCTCAATGCCTGTTTTATTAGCAGAATAATCAGACTTAAATTCATCCAACTTATTAGATTCTTCAACAATACTCCGTTTAACATCTTCAATAGATTGAGTATTTTCATTTTTAAAATCATCAAGTTTTCCTTGAACACCTACGATTTTACTTTCAAGTTCAGAGTCTTTAACTTTTAACTCACTAATTTCACCATCCAGCTCAACATCTTTTTCTTTTAGCTTACCAATTTCTGAATCAACTTTGCCTTCAAGCGTATCAACCTTAGAATCAATAACAGCTAAATCTTGTTCAACACGAGTAATATTATCCTCATTCAAGTTGATTCGCCGTTCAAGGTTCTTATCTTTCTCTTGTAACTCACCAATTTTCTTAGCTTGTTCAACAATATCATCAGCGTTTTTACTAATAGCCTTCTTAGCTTCCGCAACTTCCGCATTAGTATCTTCAATCATCGCTAATTGCTTATCAAGTTCAGCCTTATTACTCTTAATCTTTTCAAGATTTTCAGCAATATCACCTTCATTCTTAGCAATTTTCTTACCAACTTCCACAAGCTCATTTACAATTTCTTGAATCTTAGCTTTATTTTCATTGATTTTACTCAAATTCTCAGCAATCTTATTGCCGTTTTCTTCAATTTTCTTTTCAGCTTCCTTAATCTTTTCAGCGTGTTCACCAAGCTTAAGTTCAATTTCACTAAATTTTTCTTCAATCTTAGTCAAGTCCAGCATAATATCCGTCTTAGTCTTCTTAACTACGACCAATTCACTTCCTTCAACTTTAATATCAAATTCTCTCATATCAAGGTTCAAGGTAACTGTATGTTTATCATTAACCACATCATTTTCAACACTAACAAAAGGAACAAGAGAAACAATTTCATCTATTTTATCCTTATCAGCATTAAAATAGAGTGTAACATTACCTTTCTTGTCATAGGTCAAGTCTGCTAGAGCTTCCTTACCTCCAATAGTTAGGGATTCAATACCATCATCAATCTGAAATTTAACAATGCTATCAATTGCACGGGCTTTTCCTTGGGGCTTAGTAGTTTTAAATAATTCAGTCATATCTATTTTTCTCCTTTATTTTTACTCGTTTGTTCCAGCTTCCTTATCAGGAACAGGTTTAATTTCAGATTCAACAGATTTTTCACTTACAGGAACTTCATTATTTTCACTTCCTGATTCAACAACCTTATAACCTTCTGAATCCTTGTCAGGTTCTACAACTGTTTCACCTGATTTTTCAACTTGTTTTTCACTTGTAGAATCTACTGCTTTTTCTACTTCCTTATCTCCTTCCTTATCTCCTTCCTTTTCTACTTCCTTATCTCCTTCCTTATCTCCTTCATTTTCTACAGTCGTATCACCTCCCTTAACTTTTTCCTCAGCTCCTCCCTCAGCTACTTCATCCGCTTCATTAGTAGCAACTTCCTTTTCTCCTTCAACCGTTTCAGCTACAGGTTCATCCCCCTTATCATTAACTGCTTTATCCACTGGTTCATTTCCTGTTACTCCAACAGTTCCACCCTGTGCAAGCGCTGGGATGTTTTTGAGTTGTTGTTCAACGATTTGGTGAATGAGAAGTTCTAGTTCAGTTGTGGAGAGGGAAAGGGTAGCTGTTTGGTCGGATTGGGTGACTGTTAAGAGGGGAGAAGTTGAGGTGATTGTGGATAGTTTTGTTGGGTCGGAATGAAGGGTTAAGTCTAGGTTGCCTAAGCGGTCAATTGATACGTCCGCTAGGGAAGTATTTCCGCTGATTGTGATAGTGTTCACTGTTTCGTTTTGATTGAATTTTTGTAAAGAGGCGATAGGACGCACTTTTTTAGTTGTTTTCATTTGGGTTCTCCTTTTGAGTTATTTTAATGTTGGTTGGGTATAGGGATTGAAGGGAGTAGAGATAAAGGGTAAAAGTTTGGATTTGTGGAAGGGAAATTTGAGAGTTTATTAGGGTTATAGAAGTGTAACCGTGAGAGCGGTTGTTGGAAGTGATGAAGGGTAGTAAGGTGTAGTAGATAAGGTCAAGGGTTGTTGAAACTCTTGAGCAAGGTTCATCTGTGTTAGTAGAGTGACCTTCAGCTGTGAATGTGGTTGTGTGTTTGGTTTTGGTGATAGAAATTAAAATCATAAGTGAGTATGTCCGTCTTCTCCTGAGAATATTTTTGTACGTTGGTCAGTGAAGTATTGTTTAATAACAATATTTTTAACCGTCCAATCTTCCAAAACAGACCTTCCATCTTCTAGGTCTATATAGTCTTGTGGTAGGTCGTAAGATAGGGTATGGGAAAGACCAATTAAAATGCCGTTGTCAATGTGGTCAATTTCATTGATTAAAGGGATTCTAGCAAAATAGCGATTATCGTCTATAACACGTGAGAAACCTTTAAGGCGTGATGGGGAGGTTACTTTTGAAAGGGAGTAATGTGTTGAAATGATTTGGAATTTGATTGCTACTAAGAAGTTTGGAAATTCGTCTTTTTTGTAGGGTAGTTTACGGATAACCCAAGGGTTATTTGAAATTTCTTGGTATAGGTACATTAATGGTTTTAGTTTAATGTATCGTTTGTTTAAACGTTTTAAGCGTTTATTGTCAACGTGAATGAAATAGGTATCGTCTTCTGAAAATTGGAAATTTGAAAGTCCGTAGATGTATATTGTTTCATCCATCGTATTATACATGAAGATTTTTGGGTTTTTTATTTCACGCATAAGAATCCTTTCTAAAAGACTTGTAGAAATAGTTCATCACAAGAGTTTAGAATTTGAAAAAGAAGGTCAGTAAATTCAGCCATTTCTTGAAGTCGTTCAAATAGTGAATTTCCTTGCCAGCCGTGAGTGTGGTTGTGAGCTTCGTTTTCGTATTTACCATGATTCTCTTGGAGATTGTTAGCGTATTCAATTACTCCGTATTTTGGAGTGAATACAATTTCTTTACGGTCTTGTGGGCGAGTTTCAACAATTCCTAAGCCTTGGTTATCACCTGTGGAATCGGAATCTACGTATAAATCAACACCTTGGTTAAGGTCGTTAATTGCTTTTTTCCGTAGTTCGTCAAGCATACGGAATAAGTTAAAACATTCATTGTTGAGCTTTGATTCTAGTAGGATTTGAAAACGTGCAAAAGTTTCTAGCCCTATTTCACGATTATAGAAGTGTTTACAAAACTCTTTTTTGAAGTAGTCAGGGATGTTGGGGTTTAAATGCATATCCTTGAATAATTCGTTGTAGGTTTGGTCTATGATGGTGTTATAATGAAGAAAGTCACCATTTTCATCTACAGCCAAGCCATCTAGTTCGTTTGTAAGAGGATTGCGATAACGTGATTTTAAAAACCGCTCAATCGTCGTTGTAGTGTGGTTTTGTGTCATCTAGTTCACTCCTTATTTTTTCAAGGTTGTAATCTTGAATCTGTTCTGCTGGTTTAACGCTGATGTTTAGGTTATAGCATTTATTGATAAGTTCTACTGCTAGTCTGCGAGATTTCCAACCTACTTCAATGTTAGCAGAAATAAGACCGTTGTTAGAAATTGCTTCGGCTGTAACTAGACGCTCTTTTTTATCAATTGGGTTGTTATTGATTCCGATGAATGTTAAGAGCTGATTCATAACACGGTTCTTTTCATCGTGCAGTTTGTCTAGTAAGTAGGGGGCTTCTGTTCTGAAAACGTTAATATAATCAGTCATTTGTTTGAAGTCGTCTTGACCTGATTTGTCTTTCTTTTTATTGACGTAGACAACAGGCTCAAAAGAAGCAATTTTATTGAAGATGTTCTTGAGTGAAAGAACTGATTTGTCGTCTACTAATAGGAAGAAAGGGGTAATTTGAGCGTTACGGTTAAGTTGTATTGTCATTTCAATATCTGCTAGTTTTTCACAAAAAAGATGGATGTAATCTAGGTAGGGTTGATTAAAGTTGTTATTGGGGATGATAATACAAGGCTCGTAAGTGTGTTTGTATTTTTTATTTACTGTAAGAATGTTGTTAAATTCTTCTAGTGAATAAGCAATACGCTTTCTAGGAAATCGGTGGTAGTTAGATGAATTAACTGGCATATATTCAATTGGTTTATCGTAAATGTTCAATTTGTTGGTGTTAGTTCCAGCTTGAACAATATAACCAAGTTTATTATCATAAAAGAAACAAATATCACCGTTTTCTATAAGTTTTCTTTCAATGAAAATTTCATCTATTCCATCTGGTAGATTTTCCCATGTAAAGTAGTTGACTATTATGTTATAGAAATAATTAAAATAAAATTCATAAAACATCTGTCTGTTTCGGTCTACAGTTGTTTTTGAATGTTCAATTTTTCCTAGGGTTCTAAAATAGTTTTTAATACTCAAGATTTTTCTCCTTATAAAAAAGAGGGGCTGTACCCCTCCTTAATTGGTTTATTCGGTGTACCACATGTGAATATTTTCAAACATTGACAAAGAAGTCAAATAATGATGGTGGTAGAAGTAGTTATAGTTTAGCGCTCGTGGGTTGCGGATTGATTCCATGTGAACAAGCTTATCTTTCAAGATGATTGATTTAGCTGATACAAGGAAAGCAACTGGCTTCTTACCATTGTTTGCGCCTGAACCAGTGAATTGTGCAAAATCATCAATAACAATCTGGCGTGCAAGAACGGAAGCTTTGTCCATGTTGAAGGCGTTAGCTAAGAGCATATCTAAATGTGTGCTATATTCAGCGTTGATAATTAGATACTGTTCGTCTACTGGTGTAGCGTTTGGAACTCCAACAGGGTTGTAATTAACGGAGCGTGAAGGAATAGTAAATTTCTTGCTCATGTTAATGAGAGATTGGTTGAAATCAACGATAAAGTCTGATTGAGTTTCATCAATTTTTGTACCTGACACGGTGATTTTCTTGGCTGTTCCTGAAAGGTCTGTGTAGTCAATTTCAGCAAGTGAGCTTTCAAGTACAGATTTGACTGCTTGGTATTCATCCAATGAATCGGATGAAAGAAGCGATGTAAACATCTTATCAATAAATTCATCGAAGGCAATATCTGAAATGAAGGCTTTTTGAACCCAAGCACGCTCAAAAGTACGTGTATAGAGTTTTTCATTATTAAGCTTGTGATAGAATACTTCAATGTCAGTATCAGCAAATTTAAATGGTGAGATAGAATCTTTACCATCGTAATTTTCAGATGTAGCTGGGTGCACGTAAATTTCTTGGAGTACGTCACCAAATTCAAAAATTTCAGATTTGAAAATTGCTAGCGGGTTTTCATAAGAAAGGGCTTTAATTACTGTTGTTCCAATACGGTCTACCAACGCTTTGAAAAATTCATTTTGGTGAACTTCAAATTTTTGGTAAGGAATGTTAGCGTGGTTAATTGCACCAGCAAGAACAGGAATATCTGCTTTGTAAGCGTCTGAGGCTGTTTCACGGATTGAATTTAACAAGTCAACGTTAGTAATTTTAGTGCCTGTTTGGTTAGCAATAAATGTAGTGATTTTATTCGCCATCGTCTTTTTCGTCCTCCTCTTCAAAAGATTCGTCCTTCATGTCGGCTTTTGTTTCAACAGAAGTGACTTCGTCGGCTTGTTCAAGCGTAGCTGGGTACTCAGGGATAGGCTGAGCAACTGGCTCTGGGTCTGGAATAACTTCTTCAACCGTTGGTTTTAACGTTCGTAGAATGTCATTCCCATACCAATCAATTTTAGGTGTGTTCATTTGATAGAATCCTTTCAATTAAAATAGGGAGTTAATTACAGAAACTTTTTTCATTTCTTCATTAGCGTTTTCCACAATTTCTTGCTGTTGACCAATTTGGCGGAAAAGAACATTGTTAGATTTAATGAGAGAAATATTTTTCTCATTAGTTTGAGAAAGTTCTTCATTTAAGGAATTGATTTGAGAATCAACGCCTAACAAAAATTCTTTTAGTCCTACAAGGTCAGCTGTGACTGCTTCCAGTTGTGTATCATCGCCAAGGCGTTCCACTACTGAATCTACTACGGCTAAGGCTTCTTGTGAGTTCATGAGTACCCTCCTTTCTATTTAAAAAATATTATACCATAGGTCTTGACAAAAATCAAGGACTATGGTATAATTTGTTTAAGGTTTTTAAATCCTCTATTTTATATGCTAGTGTGATTAACCGCTAAGGCGGTTCTAGTGTATTTGTTACCTAATCAGTAGCACTATAAAGGGTTTAATATACCTTAAAATGTAGAGCCTGAATTAACAGGCTCTTTTTTATTGAAATAAATCAGCAAAAGGATTGACTGGCTCTGATTCTTGAAGAACTGATGAACCTTTTGGATGGAATAGGGCTGTTAGGCGGTAGAAGTCGTTATGACCTTTTTTAGAAGCTTTAATGAAAGCGATGTTAAGGTAAACAAGAACATCTGTATAATAGTTAGGGTCTTTTTGAGAAAAGCCAATAGTTTCATATTCTTGGTGTTCATCGTAGAAACGCACTTTTTCTGGTGATTTAACGATGAAAAATGGCTTGCCATCTTCATAATTTTCAGGAGTGTATTCAGTAAGTCCAAAATCAAGCAAGACTTGACGTTGTTGAGGGTCGTCAACAGTGAAATAGATAGTTTTACCCTTCTTTTCGGACTTCATGGATTCATCAGATTTGTTTGAAGTAGCTGTAATGATACCCATAACATTTACTGAGTCAAATGATTTTAATTCTGGCATTTTGATTTTCCTTTTCTATTTTAAAAAATTTAGATTGGTATTTAAAGTTGATTTTTCTTGTAAAGAAATTGATTTAAGAGATTTTTGTTGTTCGTGAAGCTGTAAGCATTTTTCTTTGGATAGTGGCTGAGGATGTTCATTTAAGAGGATATGGGAGATACGATAAAGCTCAAGAATAGATATTTTTGGTATGACCATTTTAAACAAGGAAATTAGGTTTATTAAATTTTCTTGTGATTGGTAAGGGTAATGGTTACGGAAAAAAGTTGAAATGAGTGATAAGGGAACAAGTGATTTTTTTGAATAATATTTTCTTGGAAATTGATTAAAATTTAAGAAATTTAGGGTATAGGGTAAATACTCGTGTAAAAGTTGAATATCTAAGTTAGAATAAATAATCATGTTCTTTGATTGTAAATTCTGTATCATAGATAAGAGTACCCCCTTTTACTTGTTTAGAAGCTTTTTTACCTTTAAAAGATTTTCCAATTTTAAAATTATCAAAAGTAACTTGTTTCTTAACTTCTTCTGTCATACCAGCACCTTTCACATCTAGGAAGTGTGAGCCGTCTGTGAGAATTAGTTGTTCCATGTATAGCTTAGAACGAAGATATTTCGCTTTATCCGCAACACCTTCCAAAGCCCATTTTCCAAACTCAGTAGGGTGAATATCTAAATTGATAGAATCTGATTTTATTAAATGAAGGCTATCAGTATCAGCATACAAGAAATTTTGGTAATTGGTTTGGGCGTTAGAAATGATGAAGTGACGAGCGATTGAAGTGGTGAACAATGCAATTGGTACATATACAGGCTCAATTTCTTCTTCATCTGTTAAAGTAAATCGTAATATACCATCTTCTAACCTTGCGCTTTTTTGACGAGAAATAATTTTAGCTCCAAATTTTCCATAGAGAGAATTAAGCATGATTTTAGCTTTTTGTTTCTCTGCTGGTGATTTGGCGTTTTCTTTCTTATAGCGGTAGGTACTGATATAGTTATCAAATAAACCTTTTTCTGTATCAAAACAATAACCGTCAATATATTGTATGGTAGTATGATATTGCTTTTTGAAAAGCTCTAAATCAAAATTAGTTAGATAAAGTTCAACGACTTCATGATTAGAAGATTTAACATAATCAGAAGTACGAACCCCAACTCTTAGAGCGTCTACCCTATTTTTGATTTGAATTGTAGGAAGGTGATTTTTTCTTAGGTCAAATTCTGCACGTATATGGTAGATATAATATTTGTTTTCTTCTTGCTCTACAAACCCTTCAAAATATGAAGGTTTTCCTATTGGTAGAGGAGAAGATAACATTGTAGCAGGGTACATAGAGTTAATATCATATATTTCAATTAACCGTTTTATTATTCTACCTTGATACACAGGATTGGCAAAAGTCCAACCTCCTCTGTAAGCTTTACGACAAAATAAATCTACTTCTTTAGATAATAAAGGAAATTTATCTCTAAATTTTATCTTATCTTTTTTACATATTTTCTTGAACTCATGTAGAGCTTCGGAAGCTGATGTAAAGCGTGAAAAGTTTTCTTCATAAAACATAGCATATATACCACGTGAAAGAATAGCTATATCTGTTTGAATATATTCAATCCATTCAGGAAGTATTTCGGATGGTGTAGATTGTAATAAGGGCGTTTCACCCTTAGCCATCGGCATTTTAAATAAACTAGCCATTGTTTTTATGGAAAAATTTAGTATTTTAAGAGAATCCTTAAAAGTTATATTAAATGTTGGAAATTCTATCTCTATAGAATACCATACCCCCAAGTCATTTATAAAATACGTACATTCTATTTCTTCTGATAATAAGAAATTTAACATAAACGAACCATCAAATTTCAAGTTATGGAAGAAAACAATAAAATCATCTTCTTTTGTAATTGAATTTTCTTTGAAGCACTCAAGATAAAGTTCCTTAAAGAAATCCTTGATATTTGTTTGAGTTTTGATAGATGTTAAATCTGTATAATTATCAACGGCTTGAAATCCAGCTAACCAGACTTCTACTGGTTCTTTTACTGTTGTTTCAAAATCAGCAGTATAAAATTTTGTCATTTCCTAGCCTTATTAAAGCTAGAAACAAAGGTTGTTAAATCTTTAACAAACGCTACTGAATTATCATTATCAATATGTCCATTTATTTCTCCATCATCAGTATTTATAAAAGTCAATAAAGAATCAAAAGAAATTTTATCTGCATAAGGTGATGAAAGAAATTCCTTAAATCGTTTGTTGGAAAATTTCTTAATTTGTGCAAGAGTTTGGCGAGCTTTTTTCTTATGAGTAGGTGAAGCGTCCATATCGTGAATTAAAGTTTCAACCATATCAATATATCGCTGTTTAGCTATATTATCACGTTTGTTTTTATATGAACGAATTTCAGCTAAAGAATTAAAACTATTTAAAAATGACTTCTTAGATTTTAAAAATCCTTGTGTTAGTTTTTCTTCTAGGAAGTCCTTTCCGTACCATGTCTTAGCTTTTTTAAGGAAATCGTTAGAATAAATTTTACCGTTAACAACCGAAACTTTTGGCTGAGATTTAGCCCTGTTGTATAATGAAGAAAGCTTATTATCTGAAAGACCTTTAAAGTCATAACCTCCTAAAAATTCATAAACTTCTTTTGCGTCCGCTCCTTTTGAGAATAATGCTTTTCGCTTACGTACTAAATAATCTCTCTGTTTCTTTCTTTCTTTTGGTGATAATTTAGGCATTTTACCGCCTCTTTATTAAATTAGGCTTTAGAAGCTTCTGTTGAATCTTCCTTTGTTGAATGTTCTGCTTCTTCTACAAAATACTTTTGAATTTCTTCAAAAGGAATTGAGAAAGCTTGCGATTTATATTCTGTTTTAACTGGTGTAACACCAATCAAGTTTTCAGTATCTTTGTACAAACGTTTCAAGATAGTAGCAACTGCACCATTAGAACGTTTCTTTGGTAGAGTGATTGTTTTTGTTTCTGAAACAGGTGAGCCATTTTTAAGAGTAACTAGAATGTACTCTACAATAGTAACAGTGATTTTTGAGTTATACATTATAACCCTCCTTTTTGATTTTATTTTTTGCTTGCAAAAGTTTAGCAAAAATAGAAACCTTTCTTTATAAAATTTTTCAAGTGGCAAGCACACTTGTAAAATTTAATTTATAATGTATAAGAAAATTAAATTTTATAAACGTGTTTGACTTAACTTGTAAATTTATTATACATCTTTTAAACTATTTTGTCAATAGTTTTAATGATAATTTTTAAAAAATTTTATTGTATTAAATTAGAATATACTCACAACCTATTCATTATCACCTGAAATTGATTTAATTAAGGTCAGTAAAAGATGGTTCTCAATTTCAAGAGCTATTTTATCCTCTACAGCCTTAGCCATGTAATCATATTCAGACTTATCTAATAAGACCTTCCCATCTGGCAGTGATAACATTTTAATGCTCCTTTCTTATTTGATAATATAATTATAATATAAAATTAAAATA